ACGGCCGCCATGACGACCGCGTTGATTGCGGGAACGACTTCGGGCAGTTGTGCAGGCGACACGTCGCCGCCGGTTTCTCGAACGTCGTTGACCAGTTGCAGCAACGTCATAGGAATTTGGCCGGACGCGGCCAATGATTCCAGTTTGACGTGCGTGCGCAACGTGATCGGCAATTGCATGGTAGGTAATGTGAATTCCTCGACGTTGTTCACGGCCGATTTCCACGCCTGCAAATGCTTCGATTTGGTGGTTGTTTTGCGTTTGGTCATGTCGGTTTATTCGCCTTTTACGCAGTCGACGGAACGGCCGTTGCGGTTTCGTTTTGCACGATTTGAACGACGCCATTTGAACCGTCGTCGAGACAAACCGCCTCGAATTCGTTCATGCGCCAATTGCCGTTTTCTAATTTCATCATGCCGGGAATCGCGGTCAATTTGACCTTGTAGCAAAGCAAATGAATATCGCCCGCGTCCTCGTCGTATGCCTGCGCATACAAACGAAAATACGGCAACCGCGTGCCCTCGTCGATTTGCAAAGTCGTTTCCTCGTTCGGCGTCGTGCCCGACGTGGTCAACGTCAACCCCAGCATAATCGCGACCGCCGCCGACGAATATTCGCCCGAACTGAAATTCAACACGCCATGCGTGATAAACGCAATCCACGCCTTCATCGCGTCGTCGCCTTCCAAACCACCGCCGACGATTTGGGGCACAAATTCGGCCGTCACCGCCGCGCCTAAATCCTCCTGCGTATCATTGTCGCTGTTCGTGATTTTGATGTCACGCAAACCAAAAACCGCGTTACCATATGTTACACTTGGCATTTGTTATTCCTCCAAAGGCGCAATCGTTGCGCCGATTAATTGTTCCAACTGGTCGACGACGTCGTCGTCGGGCATTGTTGCGATGACGAAATCGTCACCGGGCAACGTGAGCAAATTCGCCGCCGTGTCGACATCGACGTCGACGACGTGGTCGTTCGATGCGTCCCACCGATATGGTTTGACGATGCGAACGCCTGATGATCCTTCGTATCGAATCGCGACCGTTTTCATCGACGTTTCACCACCTCGTAACGCGACACGATTGTCGTCGCCGACAAACCGTCGTCATAAAATCCTGTGACGTCGTTCGTATGCCACAATTCAAAACTACCCGAACCGACGCGCGCGCGGTGCAGCAACTCATATATGCGCGACCGCGCCGATTCGATGGTCGCGCCGTCGATGCCGCGTTCGTAAAGCCACACCGCGACCGATTCGGTCGCGGCGAAACCGACGACGCGGTCGCCGGTCACGGTGTCGACGCGCACGTTTGCGCATGGTTCGATTTCCTTGTTTGCGTCGAACGCATCGGGCACCGATTGACGCGACAATTCGACGACGTTGTGAACGCCGCCGGTGAGGAGCGCCGACAACGTCGCGTCGCCGGTCAGCAATGTGGTGATGACGTCGGTCGCGGTGGTCACATAATCCCCCTCAACGCCGCCTTGATTTCCTCGACGGTCGTTCGCATCGTCGGGAATAAAATCGCATAACGGCCGTTGTTTTTCAGTTCGAGATACACACCATATTCGGCGCTGTGAATGAAATACATGATGAAACCGGGCGACGTTTGTTTCACTCGCACGCGCAAACCGCGACGCGCGTTGCCGGTGATGTCGCGCCACGGCCGCTGTGATTTCATGGTCGCCTCGGCGTTGACACCGATGTCGGCCAGCGCCTGCCCGATGCGTGATTGCAAAACGTCGACCAGTTCGTCGACGTTTTCGGCCAACCGCGTCGGGGAGGTTCGCCAACGAATCATTATTGCACCGCCTCACATTCCGCGACGGTCACGACTTGACGATTCGGGTTTACGAAGTTCACGCGAAACAACGTGTCGTTGACCGTGAAACGGTCGCCCACCTGAACGTTGAACGTCGTCGAACCGATCACCGTGATACGCGATTGCTGTTCGCGCGCGGTTTCCTGAACCGATTCGTCGTAGGAACGCATCAAACCGACGCGCACGTCCTGCGCCGACAACGTCGTGTCGCCGCGCCTGATGGTGATCGTCGCGCCGAACGCGTTTTCGGAGCCGTGCATCGCGTTCGCGATGGTGCGCAACGACGCGGCCATGTTTGGGTGAATCGTTCGCGCTGCGTTCGTGCTAATCGGCATCAGGACTCCAACTGTTCGTTGAACAAATATTGACGCCGCTGCGCCGGTGTCAATATCATTTCGGCGGTGTCGAACAAACCGTCGGCGTCGGCCGCGTCGTCCTCGTCGGCTTGCGCGTCAAGTGCATCGGCGAGTTGTCGCAATTGCACCGCCTCGGCCGGGCCGTCGGTTGACAAGTCTAAAATCCTGATGCGTTTTTGCACAAGAATTTCGTTTGCGGCGATGGTGCGCAACGCAATCGCGGCGGCACGTTTCACCGATGAACCGCGGGCGAGTTCGATGAACGCGTCAATCGCTTGACCATTAAACAGGTGATTAGCGGGATCGGTGTCGGCGATTAGCAACCGCACTTTGCCACGATTCGTTGAATAGTCGAACGTTTCAGCCATTTATAATCCTCCGCACTTCGTCGAGGATTTGCGTCGCGGTCACGTTGCCGATTCCCGAAATCGCGGTCAATGCGTCGCGGTCGCGCGGCACCGCGTCGACGGTGTCGATTCCTGCGACTGCGAGTTGACGACGGCCGGGGAAGTCATCGGGCAACGGCCGTTCGGTGATTGCCGGTTTCGGTTCGCGCAACGGTGTCAACTGGTCGCGCGGTTGCGATTCGGGCCACCGCGCGACCAGTTCGTCGACGCGTTTGAGCAGTTCGGCCAGGTACATTTGATCGACCGTGACCGGCGTCGGCAATTTGGTCATTAGGAACCGGAACCGTTCGACGCGACGGCCGCCTTGGGATCCATGCGCGCGCCGCCGAACGCGACCACGCCCTTATAGTGCTGTTCCATCGTCGCAAAGTCGCCGGCCATTTGGTCGACACCACCACCGATTCGCGCCGCGTTGCCTGCCTTTTGGAAAAGGGCCGGTTGCGCAAAACCGCGCAGGAAACCGATTTCACCGGCCGGTCGACCGGCGTTCGGATTCGCGAACACTGCCCACGATGTCGCACCGTTCGCAGTCGACGCCACAATCGGGATGTAGGGATTCATGACGGTTTGCATGTTGTCGACTAGCCAGTTGTTGACGCGAACGGTTTGGTTTGTCGTGCCGCCGTCGGTGGTCACGTCGACCGTGATTTGATTCATGACGTTTTGCACCGCGACATGAAGGGCGGGGGTGTAAACGATGGTAACGCCTTCGATGGTAACGGGCAGCGAATCGGCGTCGGTTTGCGTCAAAAACGTTTCGATTGCGGTGCCCAACGCGGCCACCGAAAACGCAGGATTGCCGGAAAGTAAATTCCCGTTGCCGCCGGTGAAGAACGACGCGTGCGGTCCCGACGCATCGAAGAACAGTTCGGTCGCGAATTTCTCGATTGTGCGACGACCGCCCTTGCCCAACCGTTGCGGGATGGTGTCGAACGCGTCGAGGTCGTCATTCATGATCATACGAAACGACAACTTGACGGCCAAACCGTACAACGACGGCGCATAGGTATATTCGCCGTCGTCCAACGTTTTTGAATATTTCAACGGTTCCTGCTCGGTCATTTCCTCGTACAGTCCTTCACCACCGTCGAGGACGTAACGGTCGACCGAACGGAAGTCGTTCAACGGTCGCGACTCCTTGATGAACGCGCGCCAATTGACACCGCGTTCGGCATAGTTCGCCAGCATCATGCGGTCGAGGATGTCGCCCAGGATATACGGGAAATCACTGGTCGTATACGATTCGCCCAACGCGGTCGAACGCGCATAAAGTTCGGGATAATTCGACCGCAAAACGTGGTCGGAACGACCGGGCCACGACGGCGCAATCGCTTCCTTGAGCGCCCACGACGGCGCACCGCCCGACAGGACGTCGGTCAAAAGTTCGGCACCGGCGGCGATTGCGGCGATATGCGTGACGGGCAACTGATTGCCGCCCCATCGCCCGGTTTGCGATTCGCGCATGACGCGACGATGACCGCCGACGAAACCAGAAAAATCGTCGACGGTTTTATAAGTTTCCATTAGGTTTGTGTTTTGCATGGTGACTCCTTATTTGTCCGGGCGGTGCAGGACTTTGATTCGTTCGGTGCCGTCGGCGGCCACGGTTTCAAGTGCGACACCGAATTCGGCGTCGGCCGACGTCGACGTGTTGTTCAAACTGGTCGCGGGATCACCGGTCGCGGTGTCGTGATAATAAATGACGTCGCCGACCGCGATGCCTGACGATTCGTTGTCGTCGACGACCAAATCCCAAACGCGTCGACCGATGTCGACCGTCGTTTCGGTCGCGGCGTTGCCGCCGTCGCCTTCGTCGACCAGTGCGACGCCGGTCATGCTGCCCAAACGCACCGGGTCGCCTGACGACGGCGTCGCGGGATGCGTGACCGCGACTTGTCCCAAAATATTGCCATTGTGTTGATCGAGGTATTTCGTCATTTGTGCGCCCTCCTATGCGGTCGCTTCGTTCAGGGATTTTAGGGCCGCGGCCATGCGTTCGCGCGCGGTCGCTTCGTCGATGTCGCGCCCGGTGTCGCCCTGACCGTCGACACGGCCGTTCCCGGTCGTGATCGCCTCGACTTCGGCGACGGCTTCGGCGATGGTCGTTTCGACGGTCGACGCATACGCATCGGCGTCGAAACCGTCGTCGGCGACGTTCACCGCGTCGGCCAATTGACGACGCACGCGCGATTCGACCACGTCAGGCAACGGCGTCGGCAACGCATCGATGGCGTTTGTCACCATGTCGCGCGCGGTCGCGTCGACTAGCTGGCGAGTCGTCACGCGCAACGATTCGGCGAGGCGTTCGATTTCGTCGTGTTGCGATGCGATTTCGGTTCGTGCCTCGGTCAATTCGGCGCGCACCTCGACCAGTTCGTCGCGTGCGTCATTCAAGCGCGACTCGGCTAATTCAAGTTCTGTTGGCATAGCTGGTTCCTCCAAATTAGGGGCAGGCGGTGCGCCTGCCGATTCAAATAATTGAACAACGCGACCACCCGCGCCCGGTTTCGTGACATAGTCGACGCGATTCATCGGTCGTTCGGTCGCCGGTGCGATGCGTTGAACGATTGCACCCTCGCGGCCTTCGGCTTCGCCGTCGACGACGTCGCCCGATGCACGAATCGACACGCCTATCCATTCGGCGAGTTGTTCGACCGCCGGTCGAAACGAATCGACGACCAGTGCGTCGGCATACATTCCCGGGCCGTCGGGCACGGTCGCGAATCGCGGTGTCGACACGATCACCGATGCGAGTCGCGACAAATCACCCTCCGGCCGTTCATATTCCTCGGTCGGTGTATCATGATTCCAAAACATTTGTGTCCCAACCGGGAACGCATCGGGCACGTCGCGTTCGAGGACATCGCGCGAATAATATCCCGACGAACCCCAACCCGGTGCGATTATTTTGACCAGTGCGGTGCCGTCGTTGCGCACAACGCGCGCCTCACGCGCGTCGATGGTAAACGGTGTTCCTACTTCGATTAGTTCAGGCATACGATCATAATACAAAAACCGGGCGACATATATTGTCGCCCGGTCGCACGTTCGACCGCTTTGCCGGGAAATTCGGGCGCTGTGACGTTTATACGGTGGGGGAGGTATGCACGTAGGGGGCTAATAAACCGCAACGACCGTTCGCAATGGGGGGGGCGAACGGTCGTTGCACTGTGATCACCATTTTCCGCAGGTGGCGGGACCGTCATTCTCACGGCCAGGAGGCTCGACCGAATTATGCCAAAACGTCGCGCCGTTGTCAAACGGTTGAAAACAAAAAACGGCCGTTGCGAGTGCAACGGCCGTTCATGGTGCGCGCGGTGCGTCGGTGTTTACAGTCGACCGGCCACCATCGGCGAACCGTCGGGACGCGCAACGACGAACGCGGTCGGCGTCAGCGGGCCGTCAATCGAAACCAGTGAATGAGCAATGATGCACAATGAGGTCGCGGTCGAACCGTTCAGGACGCGACCGCGATGCGTGCGCACGATGTCGCGCACTTTCACGAACACCGCGCGGTCGATGGTGTCGGCCGCGAACGTCATGCGCAGGCAATGATCACCGCGAAATTCGACGTCGTCGACGGTCACGTCGCCCAGGTGTTCGGGAAACATAACGCGCGTGTTACAGATTGCGGTGATTTCGGTCGTGTCGATGGTGATTTTTTTGGTCATGGTGTGAGCCTCCTCAAATGGTGCGCGCACCGCGAACGGTGCGCGCGTTGTGTTGCGGTCGATTATAGTGCGTTTTGCAGGCGGGCGAATTCGCGCGCCGTGGCGATTTGTTTGTCGACTTGTGCGAGTGCGTCCGATTGTCCCTGAGTGTATGCGGCTTTCAGGAGGATTCGCAAGTCGTTCACAACGTCGCGTTGCATCGCCTCGACCGTGTCGCGCGAGGTGTGTTCGCCGCATAGTGCTTGCGCGATGTTCATTGCGAGTTCGTCGCGAACGTCGTTGATTGCCTCAATGTTGCGGGTGTGCGAATTCGCGTCGCGGTTTGCGATGACGTCGATTAGCTGGTCGCGTTCGTCCTGGGTGATTAGAAAATTCATGGTGTGAGCCTCCGGTTGAATGAATGTTGTCAAATCGTCCTACAAACATGATTATAACAGATTGTGACCACAATGCAAGCAAGTCGGGAAAACTGGTCAATATTCGGAAATCGACGACGGTTTGTCGACGTGCCGCCACCGGCCGTCATCGTCGCGATATATAGGAACCGCACGCGAAATCGCATCGAAGTCGCGTTGAATCGTGCGCAACGAAACGTCGAACATTTCGGCCGCTTCGCGCGTCGTCAACGTGCCGCCCTGCATGAACCGAACGGTCAACGCGACGACGCGTTCGGTTCGACTCGCTTCCCACAAATGAACCAACTATGACGCCTCCTTGTCGATGCGTCGGAAAACATTCGTGCATCGACACCCGCCGTCGGTGGGGGGGCGACTCGCACCATCGCCCGAAAACGTTGCGTCGATGTCGATATAACCATCGGCCGCGTTCGCGTTGTGTTCGGGACGCACGCGCGAATCGCCCGCGTTCAACCAACGTTTCTCGAACTTCCAACCCAGTTCACGACGCATGATGTCGATTGCCGTGCGACTGCCTGCCTCGTATGCGTCGCCGATTTCATACGATGCGATCATTTGCGACCGCGACGTGAATTTCTTCGACGGGAACAACGGTGGTCCCGCAAAGTCGTCGAACCGCGCGTCGATTTCACGCGCGGTTCGGTCCCAACCCCAACCCTCGTCGACCGCCTGAACGATTAGTCGGTTCAACCGTTTTTCGGTGGTCGCGTTGATTCGCGTCACCTGATCGGCCGCGCGCGCGGTCGCGTATCGAACCGCCTCGGGCGAACCGGACGAAAACACGATGCCCGCGCCGAACTGGTCAATCACAATCGTCGCACCACCGACGAACGCTTGTGCATGATATGCCTCAATGATTTCGGCCATCATCGCATCGTGTTCGCCCTGTTCACCGCTAATCGACTGCGCCAACAACGCGCGCCACTGGTCGCGCGTCAAACCATCCGATTCGGTCAACGCGTTTGCATCAAACCACGATGCAAACGGTCGCATCGCGCGCATGACCGACTGTTTTTGGGCGATGAATAATTCGGCGATTTCAACCGCCATTTTCTTTTCAAGTTGCGCGCGATGCGTCAGGCGCTGCGCGTGCGTCAACGCTTCGACGAAACCGTCAACGAACGCGCGCCCGGCCGTTGCGAATTGTTTCGATTTCATGCCGCACTGCCTTCGGTCAACTGGTCGACATAGTTGTCGAGCGCAGTCGCGAGGATTGCGAGTGCCGCCGATTCGGTTTGCGTTTGCGGTGCGCCTGGCTCATTCCCGCCCGCACCGTCGCCGTTGTCGTTCGCGTTCGCGGTCGCCTGCGCGATTTCCTGCGCGCGCCGTTCGCGTTCGTCGCGTTCCTCGCGCCACAATTCCATGATTTGTTGCGCGTCGGGCAAGCCGAGGAGGTCGACCAGTTGCGCAACGGCCGTTTCGACCGGCACACCACCGCCCGTGCCTTTCATCGTTGACGCATCGATCACCGCGTCGACCAGTGCCGGGACGTCGGTTTCAACAATCGGCGGGAATTGCACCGTCACGCCACCGTCGACGTCATCGGCGAACGTTACGACGCGACGCAACAAATCGTCGCGCACCGGGTCGCGTTCATATTTGAATTGCGCGACGTCGTTCGTCAACACGCCGTTAGGCGCTTTCACGTTGCACGCGATGACGAATTCGACCACGTCGCGCAATATGTTTTCCCACAACGTTTGCCGGTCGCGCACGCGCAATTCGGTCGGTCGGTCGAGCGATTTCGCAGTCGCGAGGGAACCGACCGACGCATCGCCGAAAAAGGTTTCGGGCCAACCGAAAACGGCCGTTGCCATGAGGAGCAACCGACGACCGTCGTCGGCCGCCATTGTCGCGCCTGCGGTGCGAAATGGTTGCATCGTAACATCGGGCGACGACACAAATGCGCCACCGGCCACCGGCGGCGGGTTCGTGTCGCTTGAGCCACTGGTCAACGTGGTATGCAATTTGTTTTTCGCCGCCGCGACTCCCTGACGACCGCCCGACGTCGTCAATTTCCACGACCAACGCGCCAATGCCTGCCACACCGCGGCGAGTTGTTCAAGGAATGACTTATATGCGAGTGCCCAATCATGCGCCGCATAATATTCGGGAACACCGAATCGACCGCGCCCGAAACGGTTGACCGAAACGTGTTTAATCGGTGTCTCCCATCGCACCGCGCCCGGTTTGCGTTTTTGCAATTCGCGTTCGTATCGTGCGCGGTCAGATGGTTTTGACGGGATGAACGCGATGTCGGGATAATATTCATTGACCTGTTCGGTCGTGCCGTCAAGTTGAACGCGCGAAAACGACCGATGATAAAACCACGGTTCTGCCGTGTCGTTCGGGTTTGTCACGATTTCGGTGATTTCCAACGCATCGACGGTTCGCACCGCGACCGCGCCGGTTTTGCCGTCGACGAAAAAGCGCAAAAACAAGTTGCCGTCCGATTGCAACGACTCCTCCTTTTCACCTAACGCCTGATGCCCGGTGAACGCGTCGCGGTTTGCGGTGTCGGTCATGAACGCGGTCACGACGTCGCCGACGCGTTCGTCGTTCGCCTTCACTTGCACGCCCTGCGCGAAAACGTAAAGTCGCAGGATTTCAACGCCGCGTTTGATGATCGGGTTTTTCACTTTCATGATTCGAGCGAGTTCGATGATTTTACGAATGCCCGCCGGCGAAAACTCCTCCTGTGCCTGCATCGACAACATGCGCCAGTCGCCTGTGTATAACATTTGTTCCAACCGCGCGACCGATTCGTTCAACTGTTGCACCATCGCATCGACGTCATTGCCGCCGACGGTGGCCGCGCCGTCGACATCAACGGCCGTTTCAGCCAGCGACACGAATTGACGCGCATATGACGTCGACACGTCGACGCCTAATTTCGACGCGGTTTGCGCGACCAGTTGTTGCGCGGTCATGCCCGGTTTGTAAACCTCGCTCATTGCGGTTTTCTTATTCATGGTTGAATCCTCGCGCTTTCAAATAGTCGACCATGACGTCGCGCGGTTGTGGTCGAATCGCGGTCGTGGCTTCGAGGAGGCGCGACGCGGCAACCGTCCCGACACCGACCGTCGTCGCCCATTCGTGCAACCGTATTGACGCCTCGTTCGCGGCAATGATGAATTGCGCAAATGACGGCACGTTCGCCGCACCGATGGCCGCGCCGGTCGCGACCGCCGCGCAGTTCGTTACCGAATCGGGAACCGACGCAAGTCCTGCGCCCGGTTCAATTTGTTGTGGTTTGTTGTGTTGTGACATCGTTGTCCTAACCTCCTAATAGGGCGAAATCGCGACCGACGTGTCGTCGACGACGACGGTGTCGCGCGATGGCCGTGCGAGTGCCATATAAACCGCCTGGGCCAATGACCACGCCCAAAACTTGTCGGCGTGGTGTTTTTGGTTGCGGTCTGTGTCAAATATAACATTATTTGACGGTGATTTCAGTCGTTTAATGCTGTGAATTTGCAACCGCAATTCGCGATCAACTGGTATCGGTGCGCGCGCCTGTTCGACGAGCATTTTGGTATCGGTCGCCCACAATAGTTTTGACGCGTTTGTGAAGTTCACACCGGCGACTTTTCCGGGGTGGTCGCGTTCGAGGTTTTCGGCCAAATTCGCGCCGATGCCGTTGCGGTCGATATATGCACCGATCACCGGCAACGCGGTCACGACGCGCGCGATCACCGCCTCCTGGTTGTCAAACGGTTCGTTGTCCAATGTGATTGCAAGTCGCAACGGCAACGAATTCAACGTCGACACACCGACGACATAAATTTCCGTTGTGTTGCGAGTGCGACCGATGTCGACACCGGCGCACAATTGCTTCTCGACTTTTGAATCGTCGACCAGTTTTGCGAGTTCGTCGATTGCGTGCATCGCATCGTCGACGCCGGTCGCGAACAAACAGGGGCCGCGGTGCGCGGCTTCGATGGTTTTGATTTGTTCCCATGTTATGTATGCGGTCGCCTCGTCGACGAATGTTGATTCATATTCCTGTTGGAAATCCTCAGTCGGCATGTTTGCAAATATGACTTGCAAACGCGGTTCGCCGAACCGTTCGACACGTTCGGCCGTCGTCAACGTCGGCGCGATGATTCGCGCGACCGCGACGTCGGTGCAAAACGCGCGCACCTCCCACCACGGCGTCGACTTGCGAGTGTAGCCGGGATAGGGTCGAACCTGTTCGGAAAATATTTCCCAAAAACGACCACCGGCGCCCATCGGCGACGAACCGATTCGCAACCGTCGATTTGACTTTGTTATGACCGGCAGGATTGCGGTGTACACCTGTTGCGCCCACCGCATATGCGCGAATTCGTCGAGGTAAACGTGCATTTGCGCCTTGCCTCGCGATGGCACACCGGGCAGCGATATGAGTCGCGCGCCGTTTTCAAATTGCAATCGCTGCAAGTTGTCGAGGACGATGGTCGGTCGCATCGATGGTCGCATCGCGCGAATGACCGCATGCGCGTATCGTATTTTTTCCTGGGCCTCGTCGAGATTCATCGATTGAAACAATGACGATTCGCCATATAAAACAGCCGACGCGACCGCCTCGGCCGCCGTTATAAATGACCATGCAATTTGTCGCGCCTTGTTCTCAATACGGAACACCGAATCGTCGCACAAGTGCGCGATTTGAAAATGTTCCCACCGTGCGCCGGGATAATCGGCGGCGACTTCGAGGTCGACGTTTTCGATAAGGAATAACGCACGTTCAGTCAGCATCAAATAATTGCATCGTTTTCGTCACGTCGTCCAACCGTTTGCGCGCCTGTTCGCGCCACTCCTCGACGGTCATGCCGTCGTCGGTTTGCGCGACGTTCGCATCGATGCGATCACGTCGCCCGAACTGGTCGGGGTGACGACGTTCGAGCAACCACGCCGCCGCCTGCCATGTCCCTGAATTTGACGCGGTGTCAATCGTTCGCAGTGCGTTATATTGCGCGGTCGCCTGTGCCTTTTTTAGTGCATCAAAAAACTCAAAATAAGGTTGTTCGCGTTCCCATTTGCGCGTGCCTGATTTGACGCGCGGTGACGACCGTCGTTCGGCTTCGACTTCGCCGCGATTGTACCAATTGCGCAAGGTCGCATAAGTCACACCGGCCAACGACGCCGCCGCCTCGTAATACATGCCGCGCGAAACGGCCGTGACGATGATTTTCTGAACTTCGGGCGATAGTTTTGACGGTCGACCAGTTGCGCGCGGTTCGGTAACGACCGGCGGCGGTTCGCCGTTGTCGAGCGCCGCGTCGACAACGGCGGGATCATAGTCGGGGTGTTGAATCAAAAACGTTTGCCACCGGCGCAAAAACGTTTCACCGGCAGCGACCAAACGGTCACGGGATACAGGCATCGGCCACCTCATAAAATCGATGGCAGCAAACCAAATTCGTCACGGTTGCATTAATGCACATTAATTGAACCATGACGGTGGAACGGCCGTTGCCGACCGCCCCACCTCGACGCGGTGTCAATCAATGACGACCGCGAACCAAATAAATCCAAGGCATCGAAATCAACGTGACGCCGCCTTTGATCAAAACGTTCGACAACGCAATCGCGCCGACGACTGCCCACGGTAACGCACCACCGAACGCAATCAGTGAAAACAACACCGAATCGATAGGAACCGACACCGCGTTCGATGACAACACGCGCGCCCACTGGTAACGGTGCGCGAACCGGTTCACCCATCGCTGGTACACTTCCCCATCGATGAATTCCGAAATCATTTCGGCGACGATTGACGCGACCACGATGCGCCACACCGGCGACAACACCGCGACGAATTCGGTTTGCACACCGACGGCCATGTCGGGCGGCAATGAACCGACGAGCAAAAACAACAACGCCATGACCAAATTCACGACCGCTGCAACGACTATGAGAAGGCGCGCGGTCGTCACGCCTGCGACTTTATGAACCATGTCGCGCAACGTGAACGTAAACGGGTAAACGAAGGTACCACCGTCGATTGACAAACCGCCGACGTTCACGATTCGCAACGACGCGACGTCGGCTAATATTTGCGCCGACACGTAAAGCGATGAAACCAACGCGACCGCCTGTTGTCCTGCGAGTTGAAACCGGTTTGAATTCATTTGATTTGTTTCATTTGCTGCTTGTTGCATGATGAAATGTTTTCCTTTTGGTTTGGGCAGGTTTCCGCGACTGCCCGTTGTGCGAGTCAATAAAAATCGGTGCAATTATTCGTCGTTTACGTCATGCGGTTCGCCCTCCTGCGCCGCGCCCGGTGCAACTGGTCGCGGGTATAGTTCATTCAATTTTGCACCCATTGCGCCAAACATGACGGCCATCGAGATGACTTTGCCGTTCGTCGCCCACGGCAAACCGATGTCGGCCGGTTTGCCGATGCGTTCACCGTCGGGATCATACATTTCGCCCCACGTCGAAATATGGTTGCAATAATTGTGATCGAACGAAACGACGTCGGTGCCCAACGCGGCCATGAAATGCAATTGACGACGCCACGAACCGCCCAGGAGGTGAACGCGTCGACCGCGAAACCGGTCAACGTGCAACGGTGTCGAACCGTGCGACGTCGGCACCGAATAGCCAAGCATAAACCGTTCGGGAATTTCATCGATGCAATCATATTTCGGAATGACGATCACGTTTTCGACCAGTTGCGACAAATCGTCTGCCCATTTCATAATTTGGTCGAACGAATGGTGCGCGACGTTTTGCGCGACGCACTGGTCGCGCGTCATGATATCCATGACCGTTGCATATTTGGGGCGGTGTAATTCGATGCAAGCACGGTGCAAACCGTGATCGTATTGCCAATAGTCGTTGTCAATGAACGACACGTCATAAGGCGGTTTGAATTTCTCGGTCAATGCGAGTTTTTGCGATTGGAAACCCCACATGAAACCGGTGTCAATTGCCATCGGCACATACGACGACCGCCAATTGGATAATGTGAATATTGCATCGATTGGCAAGTCGCGAGGCGACGGCATTTTAGCTGGCGCGTCGTATGCGTTCTCCTTTTCAAGTGCGGCGGCGATTTCGGCCGACATCGCGTTGACGTCGTCATCGGTGAAACCGGTCGGGAGGTCGGGGTCGATTGCGCGCAACGCGTCGACCAGTGCATCGCGTGCCCACTCGGAAAGTTCGGCGGTGCGATTGTCTGCGATTGCAAAACCGACGGCCGTCATCGGGTCGTCGTCGACGATGACGGCCGCAATATGCGACCAACCCAACGACCGCGCCGCGCGCAACGTGCCGTTGCCTGCCTCGACTTTCATGTTTTGCGTTCGGTTGACAATGATCGGTTTGCGTTGTTTGTAAACTCGCAACGACGCGGCGATTTCGTCGACGTCGTGGTCGGTGCGCAAATTCGCGGGATCCAAAACCGGCCGGTCAATAGGAATTGCGAGTGCGCGCAACGGTTCGACGATATAGTTCAAATCGGGCGAGGTGTCGGTCATGGTTTGTCCTTGTTTGCGGGAAATTCGCGCGCTGCTAGGCGTATGCGGTCATTCGGGCATGATGGTAGGGGGCCGAACCGGTTGACGCAAATGCAAACGACCGTTGATTGTCAACGGCCGTTTGTTCCTCGTTATTCAATTCGACATCGATCACCGTGCAACCGGTCGCAGGAATCGGGAATCGGTCGACCATATGCACCGCGTCGATATACGCCAAACCTGCACGTCGCGAAATGTATGATGCGAGTGCCGCGCGCGCGCCCGACGTCAACCGATTCGCGTCGATTTCGTAACAAAGGCGCTCGACCGGCACGCGACCGCGAACCGGTTGCAACCGTGGTCGCGGGATTCGCGACACCACCGGCAACCGGTCAACGCCAAATAATTCAAACCAACGCGAACGCCGCGCCGTGTCGTCAGCAATAATGTAGAACATAACATTATTGTAGCACAACACGACGCGGCGCAGTCAACGCAAACGGTCGCGGTCAAATCATTCGTTGCTATTCGATGGTTTCGCCTCGCAACGGCAACGAACCGTCGTCGTTCGGTAACGCGCGCAACCGCCGCAAATGCCGATGAACCGTCGTCAACGTGTCGCCAATCGGTTTATATTCGTCGAGGTTGATTTGTGCGCCGGTTTCGTTGTGTTCGTAAATGCGCGCGGGACCGGGAAGCCGTGACCACCCTGCGCGACGCATACGAAACAATAATTGGCGAATCGTCCATGGTTTGGTTTGGTTATTCACTGCAACTCACCGCCGGTTTTCTGCATGAACAAATCGCGAACCAACGCAAAACCAGTGTGCCATGCGCAAGGCCCATACGAGTCGCAACACGGCGAAGGCGGTTCATAATCGATTAGCATGTCAACCAGCGCATTTTTCAACGCGTCAATATTGCGACTAAAACCCTCGTCGGTGTCGTCGTCGGTGTCGTCAATCGATGCGAGTGCCGCGCGTGCGAGTTTTCGCGCCGTCACGTAAAGTTCACCACGAAACCGCGCGTCATTCGCGCCGGTCGCGGTGGTCAAACGGTCGTCGTCAACGTTGCCGCCCAAATTCGCGATTGCGTTCAAATAGTCGACCAAACCGCCGCCGGGTTCGTCACGCATCGGGTTCGCGTTTTCGCACGGTGCAACCAAATCGCGCGCGACGAATTGTTGTTCGGTCAACGGCAGCGACTGCGCCAGGTATGCCACAACGCCCCACCCTGCCCGATGAATTTCGACGCGTTCGCGGTCGTCGTCGGTCACGATGTTATAAGGCGATTTGCGGTCGTCGTCGGTGTCGTCAATCGATGCGACCGCGTCGTCGTCGGTGTCGTCAATCGATGCGACCGCGTAGGCGTCACCGTCCAAACTCGCAAACGTTGTCGCCCAAATCGCGTTTTCTGTTTTCGTTTCGACGCCGGTCAGTCGATTATAAATGACTGCGAGGTCGTCGACGACGGTCCCAATAACGCCCGCGTGATCGTAGAAAATGTTCAACATACGCAAAACGTCATCGAAGGCGATAACCTTGTCGGTTTTCGTGTCGACGATCACGGGCGTCGCGGTCGTTGATTGACCGAATTTGTATCGTTTCGTGTTTTGGTTCATGGTTTCATCCTTTGCGGTGCAACGGCCGTTTCGACCGTTGCACCGCGTTTTTGTGGTTTGTTTAGAAAGGCGATTCGTCCTCGACCTGCGCGGGAAGTTCGGCGGCGCGGTTGCGCATGGTGACGGCCGTCAACAACGCGCGAACCTCGTCGGTTCGACTGTTTTCAACCGCACGCAAAAACAGTTCGGCCAAATATGGCGTCAGGCGTTCGACGTCGGCGCGGTTTTTGCGCGCGACCGTTTTCGCGTCCGGTTTTTCGCGTTCATGCAGTGCGTAAAAATACGCGCCGCCGACGGTTTCCTTATCGACTGCGAGTCGCAACGACCGCAACCGTTGCGCGCACCGATTCAAAACCAGCAAAACGAAGTTGAACAGGTGGTCGTCGGTCATGTCGCGCACTGCGATTTCGTTTCCGTGCGCGTCGGTGTGAATGGCGAACATTATTCCTCCTCCTCATGAATCGGTTCGTCGATGCCGCGTTGTTGTGCGAGTGCAATGATGTCGTGCCACGTCACAACAAAAACTTTGCTGGTCGCGGTGTTCGTCAAAATTGCCGCGCATGAACCAACGTCAAATCCCATCATATATTCGGCGTCGCCGTCGGTCGCGGTGCCGATATGGTGCTGCATAAACAACGCACGGTCGAACAGGTTGCCGATTTGATTCGCGTCAATTGTGGGCGGTGTGCCGGTGTTTTCATTCATGTCGGTCATTCGTTTCAATCCTTTTTGATGGTGCGCGCGGTCGCGACCAGTGCGACCGCGCGCGATGGTTTGTTAGCTTAACAGTTCGACGATGGCTTTCGCGGTCGCCGGGCCGATGCCGGGAATTTCGGTCAACTGGTCGACGTCGTTCGGAATCGATGACATGGTCACATAACCACATTGTTTCAAAATGCGATAGGCGGGGAAACCGTCGGGAATCGGTCGTGACGTCGGTCCGTCGTCGGTCGCATCGTCGGTCGCATCGTCGGCCGCATCGTCGGCCATATAAGCGACCGCACGTTTGCGCGCGTTCGGTGCCGCGTTTTTGACGAGGACACCGTCGGCGCGTTCGTTTGCATATTTGCGCAGGATGTCGACGATAGCGGTCGTATCGACTTCGTTGAAAACGTCGACCGCGTCGCGACCATCGTCGACGAACACGAAGTCGAACCAATCGCGCAACCGTTGCGCCGATTCAAACCACGGTTTCACCCACGACAACGCGAACGCGTGAACGACGAAACCGTCGACGTCGGTCGCGTCGATGACGTCGCGCATGATGTCGGCCTCAGTGCGCGGCGGTTCGCCTGATAGCCATTCGATCAACGTCGCCGCGACATCGGCGCCCGGTTTGTCGAACGCGCGACCGGCCAGCGACGCGCACCGCGTTTTCGACACGATTGCGACGTTTTCGACGGTCATGTCGAATATGACGTCGAATTCATATTCGATGCCGTCGCGTTGAATCGCTTCCATCCCCACTTTGCGCGGCACGTTCACGGTTCGACCGTTGCGTTCGACCTCCTCGACCACATATTTCGTTTTCGTGCGCAACGTAACGATGACATGAATTTTGGCCGACATGATTGCCTCGACCATGCGTTGTTGTATCGGTGTCGCGGTTTTCCATGCCGCGAACGTGTTCGACGTTTTCATCGTTTTCGCGATTTCGTCGACCAGTTCGAGCAAACCGCCTGACCCCATCCACGCGTGCGACAACGTGTCGATGATCAACGTTGTGTAGCCACCGGCGACGGCCGCGTCGATGAATTCGACAAACCGGTCGGGATGATACGGCGCTTCCATTGCGATGGTGTCGAAATCGAAAACGTCGGCATATTTCGTTGCCGAATTGTTTTCGGTGTCAACGACCGCGACACGACCGCCGAATTCCCGCGCGATTTTGAGCGCCGTCATCGTTTTGCCACTGCCCGACGGTCCCATGATAGCCATGCGCAACTTCGATTCGCGTTTGACTGCTTTTTGAAAAATGCTCATTGTGTTTTGCCTCCTTGGGCGTTGAATGGTTGATCCTGCAAATTGTATTGAACACGGTCGGAAAACTTCGACCAGTTGACGCGCAACGTTTGCGCGATTCGGAAAACGACCGGAAACGACGGTGAACGATCACCGCGTTCGATCAGCGACATATACGACACCGACAAACCGACACGGTTTGCGAGTTGCGATTGTGTCCATTTGTTCACGCGTCGATAATAGCGAATCGTTGCACCGACCGCGCGCATGATGTCGTCGTCGGTCATGAACGCGTCGTCGTCGGTGTGACGGTCGAATTCGATTTCAGGTGTCATTGCGACACCTCGTCACGCATCGACCACACCGCAGGCGACACGACGCGGTCGCCGATGTCGATGACACCGCGACGAACGTCGATGTCGGCCAGCGGATAACGCGCGTTGATTGCGTCGATGAACTGGTCGCGCAATTCGTGCGCACTTTCCCAAATCGCATCGGCGTCGGCTTGCGTCGGCTCGGTGCGCCGGCCGTTTACTTTGGTCACGGTGCCGGTGGGCATCATGGTCGCGTAAATGGTGCCGGTCGCACCGATGAATCGCGCATGAACACCGACGCGGAATTCCTCGATTGCGTGCGAATTGTACGACCGCATGATTTGTTCACCGACGACGATGCGAACGACGCGCGGTTTTTCGTGACCGATTTCCTCGATGAAATCGTCAACGGTTCCGAATGTTATGACGTGCATTTTACTGCCTCCTTAAAATGGTGAATGATTTGGATTTGCGGGATGCGTCGGTTTGGTTTCGGGCCAAACCGCGCGCCCTGCGTGATCATATTTCATACGAATTCCGGTCGATGACCAGTAAACAAACGCACCGACCGCGCGCAACCATCGTTTGTGTTCGTCCTCGTCACCACCGAAATGACGTTCGGTGGTCACGTCGAAACCGCGTCGGCCGATGCGTGACATATGGTCGCGACCATATTTTGCGACCAGTGCGCGACCACCGCGCGAGGCGATGCGTCGACAATGTTGCGCGCGTTCGTCGGGTGTCATGGTTTGATCCTCCGATGAACCGCGAACGGCCGTTGCACCGTGCAACGGCCGTTCGTGGTGTTTAGTGATAGCTGGTTTCACTGATTTCGTTTCCGTCCCAAACGCGCGCGCTATAACGGCCGTTTCGCCCAACGTTCACCGAATATTCGCGATTTTTGTAAATGTTGATTCGACCGCGTTGAACGTCGCCGACGAATTCATCAGGACAAGCAACAACGTAACGTTGCGCCCACGCATAAGATTCGGTTTTGCCGGGTTTACTCGCAATCGGGCGAACGTCAGCATAACATTTCGTGCGGTTGACGATTTGATAGAAATCGACGTTTGTTTGTTCATATCCCCACGTTGAAACCAGTATGTCGCCGACTTTCAATTTGTCGTCGGCTTCGACTTTGGCGCGGCGCATTTTGCGCGCAACCGACCGTTGTTTGCGCCGTTCGATGACCTCGTCCTCGCGTTTTTCGGTCGACTCAATCCAGTCGGCAACCGCACGACGAAACGTGTCGTCAATCGCGGTTTTGTGGTCGCCGTCGTTCGTGCGCGTCGACGTAATGCCCGACCATTTTTTAGCGCGGTTCGATTTTTTGCCGGTCGCGTAAAACATCCAACGCGGGCGACTTGTCGTTGTGTTCGCGTGCATATCGGCGCGACGAACCTCGACGACGATGCCGTCGTGCTTTTTCGATTTGATGGTGAATAAGGTTTGACTTGTCATGTCGGTGAGCCTCCTAAATGACTGTTGAATTCGACTAACAGTTACGATTATAACACGATTCGAGGCATGGTCAAGCGATTGACACCGCCTATTTATTGCGCACGTTTCATTATATGCAATCGCGACCGCGCGTTCGGTTCGGTGTCAATTTGTTGACACGTCGTGCATGGTGCGTTACCATCGCATTAATATCAACCCTCATTCAAAAGGAGAATGAACCATGAACACAAAAACCGCGACCGATGCGTCGAACGTTTTGACGGTGAAACGAACCGCCGAACTGTTGAACGTAACGGCGCAAACCATATATACCCGCCTCGACGACGGTGTTTTTCCAAATCATTTCGTCGTCGGTGAGGGCGGCGGTCGGTTGACGTTGATTCCTATTGACGACATCGTTCCCATCGTTTGCGCCGACATCGATCACCACCGCGAACGCCTCGCCGCGTTGCAATCATTCATCGATGAACACCGGCCGCAATTCACCGAATATTCGCGGGGTTCCTGATGTCGTGGCAAGCGATAGGCGCGGTGCAAATGCACTCGCAATTCAGGCACGACCGCGACGACTTCACGGCGTTCAAATTAATGCTTGCGCTTGCATGGTTCGCCGACGTGAACGGCGTCGTCGGTGTGGAGGGCGATTATCGAAAATGTCCCGGCTATCGTCGACTCGCAAAACGCGCGTCGATTCATCACAACACGGTCACGAACATCATGCCCAAATTGTACGAAGCGGGTGAAGTCGAAACCGTGGCCGAGGGTGGTCGCGGTGGCGGTCGGTGGACGGTGCGACGCATAACGTTGCCGATGGCTGGCGACGACGAATTCGACCGCGCGGCACGCGTTACCGAAACGGCCGTGACGCCCGACATCATGAAACAAATCGCGCAAACAGTCGCCGACGAACTGGTCGCGCGCGGTGTTGTGACAACATTGCGCAATGATGTCACAACGACCGACGCAATGATGTCACAAACGACGTCACAACCTCCGGCAAATGATGTCACAACAAACGACGATGTCGTCATAACGGCACCCATGCCCGGTGTGACAAATCAGTTCAAACCGAAACCCCTAACAGTAAACAACGATCAGGGGGGATCACACCCCGATGACTTCGCTCAACATTGTTGGGATCAAATGCGTGAAATCCTTGAAAAGTGGCGACAACGTTTGACGCTTTCTCGCGGTTTCGACGAATCGAACGACACCGACCGCGTGCATTTTATCGAACCGGTCATGCGTCTCGTTAACGACCTCGACGGCGACGGTTCGCGCGCATGGTCGCGAATTGTGCAACAACATAATGCAATGCTGGCTGACGGTTTGACGCCCATCAAATTGTCGGCCGTCGTTAATCAAATTCGGTCGGCTGATTTGGCGTCAAAAGTCGACCATAAAGTCGCGCCGGGCGACTCGGCGCACGTCGCGGCGCAATATGCGCAAATGCGCAATGAATTCATGAAACGAAAAGGAGCTTGAAAACTATGACCCATGCCCTGTCCACCTTCCCCGTCGGCGCGATGTCGACGACCACCGTCGACGAACTGGTCGCGCAATTGCCGACATGGTTGCGCCTGATGGTCGCGTCGTTCCCCAAAGTCAAAAACGCGCGCATTGATTCATTCGCCGCGTATGAAACCGCGTTCGCAGATGAGGACGACGACGTCATGACCGATGCAATCGTGCGCGCGTTGAAGGCCCACGAATATCATTCATGGCCAACAATCGGCCAAATCGCGCGCGCGGTCGAGGACGTGAAAACACAACGACACGTCGCAACGTATGACATGAAAACGGTCCCGTTCCACGTTTGGCACCGCGACGTTTTTGCGCCGTCAAAATGGGAGTTGCATGAACCATGCGGCGAGTTGACGCCCGACGTCGACGATTGCCCGTTTTGCGCCGATATGGTTGAAATCGAAATCGAATTGAAACAAATGGAGGAACCAACAAATGAATGAACAAACCATCGAAATGATTGACCAGTTTTTCGCACTGGTTGACACCGACACCGCCGCACCGCCTGCACCGGCCGCACCGGCCGCGCCGTGCGAGTCGCCACCGAAACCGCGACGCACTGGTCGCCAACTGCCCACCGGCCAACCGTTGCGCGACATCGACGCGCACCGCGCCGCGCGTGCGCGCGTGCGCAACCTGAAACCGACACCGCGACCAGTTGCGCCGCCGACACCGATTCAGCCAGGCGCACCGACACACCCGGTCGACGCGCCCGAACTGCCGCCGCTCGACGACATCGAAGTCGCCGACGTGACCGGCTCAATTTACGACGGCCAAATGCGTTATGTGAAAACGCTCGACGTCGTCGGTCGCGTTTTCCTTGTTGAGTGGGAACCGTTGATCGTGACCGAACCGGTTTCGGCATTGTTTCGACGCGATGTCGTCGACCGCCTGTGCGATGAAACGTTGCGCGACTTGAAAACGGTCATGCGCGGGCAGGTCGCAATTTCGGGGATTATGTTTGGTGCCGACGTCAACAATATTCGGGAATGGTGCGAATATGCACACCCCGATGAACCGTTCGCCGCGTTCATGCGAATCGGCAATCATGGTTCGCAACGCGCAAACGGCCGCGCGTTGCTGGCCGACGTGCGCAACCATGCGCGCCCGGCGATTGCGCGCGTCATCGATGACGTCGCCCACGTCCTGACGCGCACCGAACACACCGCGTTCGCGAAATGGTGGAGGCACGAACAAATCGTGCCGACGCAACCGTTGCCGCGACTGCCGAGGTCGTGACCATGCACGCACGTCGAAAACTGGTCGACACCGTCGAACAACTGTTAGCGATTCAATCGCCTGATTATGTTCGCCTTTCGCGCGGTTTGACGTTGTCGCATGATCCGTCGAAACGTGACGAACACAATCGCATCGCGATCACGTTGTCGCGCACGAACGCAAAACCGTCTGACGAGGAAATAAAAGTCGTCACCGCAAACATTCGCGACGCGTGCGCGCGTCATAACCTCGCCGTGGTGAACGTCGCGGTCGAACGCGGTTCGGCCGGGAAGTTCACAAAGTTCGCGCGCATTTGGTTCGACACAATGAAACAATTAAAACTTGGAGGCTTGACACAATGAATATTCCCGACACCTTAATGACCGATGCACTGTTTAATCACGGGTTGCAGCAATGCGTCGATTTCATTCGCGACCGCCTCGACGCAGGCGCGCCGCCTGAAACCGTTCCGGTCATGATTCGCATTATTTCGATTTCGCAACGCGCGGTCGATGCGATTGCGAACGGCGAAACCGTCGACGGCGAAAACTGCGACAACTTCGACCAGTTGTTCGACACGACGACAGCCGCCATTCACGCACCGACAACTGTGCCGCACGACCTCCACCACGATATATTCGCACTCGCCGGTCGCGAATATTCAAACGCGCGCGCAAAGTCCTATCATGGTTTGGTCGTCGCATTGTATGTCATCGGGCGCGGTCAATTAATCCGAGTCAAATCCAACGCGCCCGATACCATTGAGGGAATTATTATCAGTGGGATCACGCACGACGTTCGCATGAATTCGGTCGTCATCACCGACGAAGGAAACGCGACCGATTTCAATCTCGCGGGCGCAGTGCCCAACCCGACAACGCCGTCACCGATTGCGACCGGGTTCATGCACGGGATACAAACCGCGACGATTGCGCGTTTTATCGACAAAACCAGTCAATAAACAACGACCGGCGCGTCGTGGTCGACGCGCCGGTCGCGAGGAGATAGAAACCCCATGTCAAATAATACCACAACTATTTTGAAACGCCTCGACGTCGTGACCAACGTCCTGATGATCGTTTTACTGGTCGTGCCGTTCGCGATGTCGTTCGGTGCATTGCGCGATTTGGCGGCGCAACACGGCGTCGCGTATGCGTGGCTATACCCGATTATGATTGACGGTGGTTTGATCATATTCAAATCGCTCGTGCTGCGCGCGTCGTTGCGCGGTCGCAGCGACCGTTATTCGTGGTTTATGGCCGCGACCGCGACCGTCGTTTCGGTTGCGCTTAACGTCGTTCATGCGCCGGCCGATTTCCTTTCGCAGTTCATGGCCGCGTTGCCGCCGGTGGTGTTGTTGGCCGCGTTCGTCGCGGTCGCACACCGCGTTCGCGAATCGGTCGTCGTCATGAACTTCGAGGAACTTGCAGAAACGGCCGTGAACGAACGCGACGCGATGCGTGAACAACTTGAAACGGCCGTGAACGAACGCGACGCGATGCGTGAACAACTTGAAACGGCCGTGAACGAACGCGACGTCGCGCGCGAACGCGCCGCCGAATTGTCCGAACGCATCGACCAGTTGAACGAGCACGCGACCGCGTTCGGTGCAATGAATCCCGTCGCGCAGGACATCGCGCGAATGCTGGCCGGGATTGACGAACGGTCACAGGCCGACATCGCACGCGCGCACAACGTCAGCAAATCGACCGTGTCAAAATACAAATCATCGTTGAACGGGAGTTCGTAATGAAAAGGTCATCGATTGCGTTAGTTTTCATCGGTTTCATTTTGACGTTTGCACTCGCAATCGCGATTCCTGCGTCGTTATGGTCGTATGCGGCCATAATCGACGCGCAGGCACCGGCGTCGGTCCTCGACCAAATCGAACAACAACGCGCAATCGAGGCGACGACCAGTTCGGCCGGTCACGGTTTTCTGTTCGCACTCGCATCGGTTGCGGTCGTCGTGCTTTTCGCAGGCGGTGCGTTTGCGTTCATTTACTACAAACGCACGTCGGCAGAAAACAAAAAACAGTCGCGCCTATTGTTGCGCGAACAACGTCGTCAACCGAAACCGGTCGCGCGCGTGCCGCGACTGCCCGAACGCACGCAGGAGCGAATACAATGAAACGAATCGAACTGATTGGCGTCATCATTTTGATGGTTCTGGCCGTCGGTTGCTCGAAACCATACGACGGCTATTTCGATGCACCGAACACCACGTCGTCGACCGGCGGTTCGGTGGTGCAACCGAACGCGGTCGCGGTCGACTCGCAAAACCTCATGGGAACCGCGAACGCGGTCGCGGCGCAGGAAACGGCCGTTGCCGCCGAATCGACATCGGTTGCGGTCAACGCGACCGCGAACGCGCGCGCGGCGACCGTCGACGCACGCGAGGCGGCGGTCGCGACGTCGACGGCCGTTGCGGTGTCGACGTCGTCGGCGCTGGTCGTGCGCGCGACGTCGGTCGCACTTGACGCGACCGCGACCGCCGTCGCCAACGCCGCAATGCTCGAACAACGCGCACTTGACGACCAGTCGCAATATTTGCAAATGCAACGACAGGAACAGGCGGTGCGCGCGCGCAACCGTCAAATATGGTCAGCCATATTTCAGGGAATCGCGATTGCGTTCGCGGTTTTTGTTGCCGGTGTGCTTGCGTTCATTGCGAACAACTGGTCGAAATCGATGCGACCGATTCACGCGCCCGATGGCACCCTCGTTTTGCCTGCCGGTCGGTTTGAAACGTTGACGACTCGCAACGGCGAAACCGGTTCGCAGTTGTCGACGGTCAACCGCGAACCGGTCGTCGAACTGCCGAAGCTCGAAGGCGGTCACGTCATGATTGTGGCACCGTCAGGCGCTGGAAAATCGATGGCGATGCGTGAAATCATCGACCACCGACGCGGCGACGTGATCGTGCTTGATCCTCACTACACGCCCGGCGCGTGGGGCGACGTGACCGTCATCGGCGCCGGTCGCGACTTCGATGCGATTTCGCGGTTCGTTCAATACATGCGCGACAACCTCGACAAACGCGCAACCGCACGCGCAAACGGTCAACGTCATTTCCAACCGATCACAATCATGGCCGAAGAACTCCCGGCCGTGGTCGGTGGCAGCGACGACACGGTCGTCGAGGTTTGGCGGCAGTGGATGCGGGAGGGCCGCAAGTTCGGTTTGTTCATGGTGATCGTCACGCAATCGACGCGCGTGCGCACTTTGGGAATCGAAGGCGAGGGCGACGTCCTCAAGAATTTCAACAACGTTTTGTTGCTTGGTTCGGCGGCGGTCGACCGCGTGCCCGATTTGGTCGCGGGGATGAACCGCCCGGCCGCACTCCTCGACGCCAACGGTCGCGCAAAACCGGTCGTCATCCCTTACGACGCGCGACGTGATCCTGAATCGCCGCAATTCGAGGCACCGACACCGCGACCGGCACAACTGCCCGAAGTCGGTGCAAATGCGTCGCTTGCGCCGCCTGTCGTCGGTGATCCTTACCGGGACGGTTTGACCACCGAACGCGGTCACGTTACCGGCGCGCAGGTGACACAAATCGACATGCTGTGTCGTCGCGGCAACGAATCGGGACGCGCGATTCAACGCGCGGTTTTTGGGCATCATGGTGGGGCAGCGTATGACAAATTCATCGCGGTCGTCGAACGGTTGAATTTGCCAAAACCGAACGGTGACGGGTAACGGTAACGCGTTCCTACCAGTGGCACGGCCGTTTCCCGACGTCGCGAACCGTTACCCAACCGGGTAACGGTTTTTGTTTGCGAAATCGACGGTCGACCAGTTTTCCCGACTTGCTTGCATTGTGGTCACAATCTGGTATAATCATGTTTGTAGGACTTGACAACATTCACTCAATTCGGAGGCTCACACCATGAATTTGCAACATTTGATTGACCAGTTCACGACCGACGGTTTCACCGATTTCGACGCGATTGTCGCGACACAGGGTTCCGACGAATCCCTCATGTGGGAAGCTGCGACCGCGTTGTTCATTCGCGAACACGGTGTCGATTCGTTCAACGACGAGGCGACCGTCGACGACGTGACCGTTCGGTGGGCGCGCGCATATATTGACGCATGGGATGGCGATGACGGGATTTGGTTATCCGACATCGATGAATGTTTGTGGCAAAACGCGGTTGAAAACGGGATGCCCAAACAGTCGACCGAATCGCGGTCGGTCGCGATTTATATCGACATCGTCGACCTCGGTGCCGATGACGACGAACGCGTCGTCGCGACCGTTGCGGTCAACTGCCCGAAATCGTCGTTGCAAATGTTGCCGTTTTTATGTTCGGCGCGCCTCAACGACTATTTGACCGACGAACACGGTGATCCTTTCGGTTCGATGACGACGTTCGATTTCCAACCGCACGACGACGACGCGCGCCAAATGTTACGCGCCGCGACCGCGTTGCTCGACCAAACCATCGACGACAACCTCAAAACCATTCGCGACCACAACGACGCGCACGGTTTCACCACCGCATAAACCGCGCGCAACGACTCGCAAACGACGCACCGTCGAAACGGTGCGTCGTTTTTGTTTTGACCAGTTTTGACGAATATTCCCGAATCGCTTGCATTGTGGTCACAATCGTATATAATCATGTTTGTAGCACTTGACAACGTTCATTCACTTAGGAGGCTCAACCCCATGTTTGAAATCAATGTTAACGACACGGTTCGCGGTTCATATTACGGTCACGAATTCACCGGCACGGTCACGACCGTTCGCCCCAATTATGGCTACAATGCGCGCGACTTGCTTTTCGTTGCGGTCGATTTGCATGAACCGATTTTTATTCACAGTGCGACCGACAAACGCACGTCGGTCATATTCGACTCGGTCATATTCGACGCGGTCAATCGTCACGGCAACGACGTTTCGTCAACCGGCCCGAACTGGTTGAAGGTCATCGACCTCGACGAACTGTCCGACGACGTGGTCGCGGCCGAACGCGACGCGGTCGACGAATTGCGCGACATGATTGCCGACATGACCGGCAACGACATCGCGTCGCACCACGTTTTCGTAATGACTCGCCCGTTCACGCCCGGCGGCAAGTTGCGCACCAGCTTCGAGGGCGAACGGTTCGACCACCTCGACGAACTGGTCACGCATATTCGTTACCTGTGCGACGAACACGGTTTCAAACCGGCCGAATTCGGTGTCGAATTGCACGTCGCGCTAAAAGTCCCGACGCTGGTCGCGTAACATTTCAAACCGCGCGCGCGGTTGCGAGTGCAACCGCGCGCACCATTCAGGAGGCTCACCGATGAACGAAATCACAATCAACCCCGGTTCCTTTTTTTACTCGCCCGACGCCGAAATCATCGAAGTCGTCGACGTGGTCGATCACCGCGTCGTCGTGCGGTGGCCCGACATGACGACGACCGCCTATGTCGTCGAATATTTCGACGCATGGTTCGCGCCTTACTGGTCGCACGATGACGACCTCATGTTCGCGATTGCATACGATATGCACCGATGCGGCTTGTCGGTCGACGAAATCGCGCAACAAATCGCGCCCGACTTCGATGTCCCGGTCGACCATGCACTCGCAATCGTTCACGAACTGGTCGACGGCATGGTTGACCGCGCCTATTCGATGAACCGATAACAGGAGGATCACACCATGAAATCCGAAACCAAATTCGCCCACAAAACCGGCCACGGTTCGACTCTCATTCGCACCGATGCAAACGGTCGTTTGTTGCATATCAAAACGGTCGTGCTCGACAAAAACGGTCACGACTTGACGGTGACGATGCGACCGCAAACCGACGGCGGTTTGTCGGTGCAATCGTCAAACGGTCAAATCATCATTGAACCAATCGTCGGCACGATGATCGTCGTTCGCGACGAATCGCAAATATAGGAGGAACAAACCATGTCCAAAATTTTACGCGCGACCAGTGAAATCAAATCGCTCGTCGGTTTCACCGCCGACGACGCGCACGCCCTCGCATCGTGGCAACTTTACGGCCGTTTCAACGAAGTCGTCAAAACCGAACACGCCCGACACCGCGTCGACCGTTTGGCGACCAGCATCATGGTTTGGCGCGCGTCGCGGTGCGACATCGTGCGCGGCGACTATGGCACGTGGGTCGCGGTCAAGTGCCGCAAGTGCGGTCACGAACACGCAATCACCGACCGCTTTTCGGTCGCAAAACACGCGCGCGACGAACACGGTTTGACCATCGATTTCGGGGAGTTCGTGAATTCAAAATGAAATCGATGATCGAACAAATCACCGACGAACTCGCAGTGCGCGGCCCGATCAACGTCGGCGCATGTTATGACCTGATGCGAAACGGCTACATTCCCGCGCACGTCATCGAAGTTGACGGCGAACCGGTTGCGCTATTCCTCGCGACTCGCACCGCGCCACGACTGCCGACGACGTCGTTCGTCACGGTCGACCAACGCGACCACATTGTCGCGATTGACATTAAATCGGGCACAACGATTTCAACATTTGAAACGATTCAATTATTCCTCGACGCCTGCGCCGGGGAACAGGAGCAAACAAACCATGAATGAAACAACAAAAACAACGAACCGCCGGTCGAAACGATACGGCAAATTAACGCGCGTTTCCGCATGGCGCACGACCGATGCACGCATCGCGGCAATGACCGCATATTGTGAACGCCACAACATAACGCGAACCGAATTGCTCGAACGCGCGGTCGACGCGTTCATGTCGGCCGATGACGCCTGACGCGCGACCAGTTCAACCAAACAAACGACGCACCGTTTCGACGGTGCGTCGTTTTGTTTTGACCAGTTTTGCCAAATCGCTTGCATTGTGGTCACAATCGTATATAATCATGTTTGTAGGACTTGACAGCATTCATTCACTTAGGAGGCTCACATGTCAAAACAAGGAACGCACGTCGCATTAAATATTTCTCGCACCGACATCGACCGCATGGTCGCTCAGTTCAACCGCAACGGCGGTCGCAATGGGTGGACCGCGACCGATGTCGCTGGCGCTTATTACGGGTGGGCAGTGCATAACGGCCAACGCGAGGACACCGTCATCGTTCGGTTTTTCGTGACCAACAAACGCGGCGCAAACGATTCGATGGCCGCCGAATTGTCAACGAACGATTTTTCTGTCATTCGCTGGTTGCCCTCGAATCGTTCAAACATGCAAATCGCGTTTGACAACGAAACCGTGAATCTGGTCGACGACCGCGAAACCAAATTGACCGTCGCGGTCATGGCTCAAAACGAACTTGCATTATGGTTGCAACAATTCAACCTCGCGTCGAACGCCGACGTCGTCGACCTGTTCACGAACAACGCGCCGCACGAAGTCGACATGAAATTTCGTCGCGAACTGGTCGACCATTTGAACGCAAACGCCGACGCCGACGCAATCGTTCGTCGCGCTTATTCACTGTAAACAAACCACCGCGCGCGGTTGCACTCGCAACCGCGCGCACCATTTAGGAGGCTCACACCATGTTAAAATCAACGCACGATAAAATCAACGACCTGATGAACACCGACAATTTGTTGTCGGGCGGTCGCGCCCTTCACCTGCGCAATCGTATCAACGCCGAATTGAACGCAAATTCCGATTTGCGCGATTTGTACGGCCGCGACATAACGCCATATGATGTCGAAATCAATGCGCGCGCCGACGTCGTCATCGTCAAATATTATCAGTCCGATTCGGTGACGTATTTCCTGCACCTGCGCGAATCGTTCTCTTTTCGACAATTGACCGACGACGAAATCGTGTCGACAATTGTTGATTTGATCACGCGCGCCGATACGCTCGACCTCGGCCGCGTCGACTATGAAAACGTCGCCGAAATTACCATGAACATGCACACCGGCCGCCGGTTCATGACGACGGCGCAAGGTTTCAATATTTACATCGACTAACAAACCATCGCGCGCGGTCGCGGCCAGTTCACGACCGCGCGCACCATATGAGGAGGCTCATACCATGTTGCACCCTTTGCAAGTTGTTATTTTTCTCGCAGTGCCAAACGGGAACGGTTCGCATGACGTTACGCGGTCGACTGCGCCGCCGTTCGACGTCCCGATGACGGTCGTCAACGAGGAGTTGATCACGCAATTCGACGAAACCGCGATTGCGCGATGGATTACCGATGCGGTTCGACAAACGCGCCTGCGCAATCGCGAAATCAAATCGCTATCGGTGCCGGCCGTGGTCATGCGTTATTATCCGACCGAACCGATCAACCTCACCGAAAATCCGAAGTGGCGCGCATATGTGAACAAATTCAACGTGCGCTATCACGACTTCGCCCAGGATGAGGAAACCATCGTCGCCGCAATCGGTGACGAACCGCGTCGGTGGATTTGGTCGACCAAACCGCCGGTCACGAAACCGCGCACGGCCGCGCGACGTGCGACTGCGCCGCGCGATGTCAAACCGCCCGCCGACGGTGTCATTCGATATTATCCAACCGACTAACAAACCATCGCGCGCGGTGCGACCAGTTGCACCGCGCGCACCATTTGAGGAGGCTCAACCGCATGTTTCGCAAAAACCTTTTATTGTCCAAATTCGAGACGGAAATGAAGTTGCACGAACTCGCAAAACACAACGCGATTGTGTTCAACGCACACGACGACCACGTTCACATTTTGCCGTATGAAAAGCGCCCGGACTGGTTTCGCGGTTTCAACCGTTACGACTTTTCCGGCATGAAGATCACCGGCGATTTAACGCGCCTCATTTGTCATGATTGCAATTTTGCCGACGCCGATTTCGCGATGAAAACGAACGCGATGAATTCGGCTTTCTACGACTGTTCATTCGTTAGCGCGACGTGGCCGTCGTCAACCATAAAGCTGACGTCGTTTGCTCGATGCGATTTCTCGCAAATGGTTGCGACGACGTCGCGTTTTGACGTCTGCGAGTTCGCGGGGTGTTCGTTTATACGCGGTGACTTTATTCAATGCCGGTTTATCAACGCCACGTTCGACGGCTGTTCTTTTATCGATGTCGATTTCACGTTCACTACATTTGCTGGCATCAAAAACCACGGCGCGACACCGACGACGCGCGTTTTCGCGATTGACTTGTCGCCTTTCAGTGCCGTGATCGCCGGTGGCTATATGGTCGTCGGTTGCCAGCGCCACCGCCTCGAAACGTGGTTGAAAACAGGCGACGAAATCGCGGCCGACTATGCTGCCGACGCGTCGTTCGTCGCGGTCGTGCGCGCATGGTTCGAGGCGGTCGTGCGCGAATATTATCCGATGATTTGGGACGCGGTTCGCGGTTCGACCGATGAATAAACCGCTAATGTATCTTTGGGTCGACGACCAGTTGCGCGACCGCATGTTGCGCGATTGGCAACCGAACCGCGATTGCCCGTTGTGTCACGACCGCATGATGGTCGACGAACGCCTCGTGCGGTGGCGTCCCGACGAATGTTGCCCGGTGTGCCGGTCGGTTCATGCGGTGGTTTGGGACGCGCAACGTCGCGTCGGCGTTTGTGGTTTTTGCAACGTGCGATTGTATCGTGCGCCCGACGGTTCGACGTGGGCGCCCATGTTGACGTATTAATGACCACACCGACACCATTCGAGGAGGCAGTCGCGACCATCATGCGCGAGGAACTTGAAACGTCGCGCCTGATGGTCGTCCTCGTGCCTAGTGATTTGAGCCACCAGCCGACGCGACGCAAACGTCGCGTCGCCGAGGAACGCAATCCCGAATGGTATCGAAACCTTTGTGCGTTATACCAGTCCGACCGCGCGCACCGACGCAAGCACGGCGACACCATTATTCGACGTGCGCACGTCCTGCGCGCGTTGAACGAAATCGCGAACGGTCGCGTCGTCACAACATACGCGCAACGCGTTTTCCCGTTCGTGCAACGATACGGCCGCGACTTGCAACGACGACACCGTTCGAGGAACGAACCATGAAATCACAACGTTACCCAAAACCATTGTGCATCCGCGACGTCGGTTCGTTTTGCAATTGCCCACGATGCGAGTCGCAAACGGCCGTTGACCGCGCCGCGTATGTTTGGCGTTACCACAAAGGCAGTAGGTGGGCGCGCGACCATTTGCAACGGCTGGTCGTCAACCGCTGGTTGACGCAATCACAGTTCGACCAAATCGTGAAACCGGTCGAACAACTATCGTTCGACTTTTGAAACGACCAAACAAAAAAGGCGCACCGTTTTCGCGGTGCGCCTTTTTTGTTTTGCGGTGGTCATTGCATCGATGCGTAAATTTGCGGCAGTGCGGTGCCTGCCCACGACTCGCCGTTGACGTCAAGTTCGGGCAACCATTGCGCCACGAAGTAAGCGACACCAGCCACACCGGGCACCGCGCGCAACCGTTTTTCGATGGTGCGATAAACGGTCGCGCGGTGTTGTGACGATGCGGGACGGTTGACCGACAATTCCGAAACGAATAACGGCACCTGCAATTTTAGGTAACGTTGCAATTCGACGATTTGCGCCACGACACCATCGACGGCCGTTTCGACGTTCGCGGTTTCGCCTGTGTACGCGTGCATACAAAAACCGTGCATCAAATCGCGCACAATCGGCCACGCGTCATTCGTAAACGCGAATTGATTCGTCCACGGCACACCGGGCGACATGCCGGGAAACCATAGTCGTGCATCGGGCGCGAACGTGCGCATGATTTGCGCGAACGCGCGCAACCAGTTGCCGAAATGTTCACCGGAAAACCAAACCAGCCCCAGCCCTTCCGACGTCAGATTCGGTTCGTTAAACAACTCGAAATCGCGCGCGCCTGCGTTATAAAACCGCATGACGTCGCCGCCGACATCCTCCCACGCCTCAATCGCGGTTTTCTGCCTGTCCGGTTTCCAAAACACGCGAACCATATGCGCGCGACCGCGAACAAAGTGCGACGCGTTCACACCATGCGACAAATATTTGACCGGCAGGTTTGCGGTCGCAATCGCATCGACGACGTCGCCGGTGTTCCACGCCCAATCATCGGCCGGACCGTGCAGCATCGGCACGAAATCGACGTCGGGACCATCGTATCGATATGTCGTCGTCGGCGGTGTCGCATCGGGAATCGCGTCGAGGTATGGTGTTGGGTCAATGATTTCATAAGGATAGCCAATATAACGCGCACCACCGACAAACGCGTCGTCGTGCTTGTGCGTCAAATGCAAATGATCACCGAACGAATTTCCGGTGTTATCGGCGCGACCGATGACGTCGCCGCCGTCGACGCGGTTGCCAACCGTCACCGCGACGTCGAGGAGGTGCGCGTATATCATGCGGTGTTTTCCGCTGCTCACGCGAACATGAATCCCATAATTATGACCAGTGCCAACCGCGTCGACGGCGTAAACGACACCGCCCGCGACCGCGCGAATCGTGTCGCCGTGGTTTGCGTATATATCGACGCCTTCGTGACCGGGCAGGCCATATTGTGCATAGCGGTCAGGATTTGCACCGAACGCCTGATTGATGCGTCGGTGCGGTGTCGGCCAATGCGTATACCTGAAACCGTCGTCGACCGGCGGTGTCGGTTCGCCCGGCAGTGCGCGAAACGAAACGTCGACGCCTGGATAATGTTCGTTAAACCATGCGGTGAACAACGGTTGATCGGCGTCGTCAATCCCAAAACAAACGACGCGACGGTTCGTCAAATTGCCGATGCCTCCGTCGTCATACGACCAACCGACCGTTTGACGTTTGTCGTCGTGGGCCATGCGAATGACGGCCGCGCACTGGTCGGCGGTCGCGGTCGGCGGTAACACCCAATATTCGCGACTATAATCGATTCGCGGTTCGCCGCGCACCGGCGGTTCGTCATCGGGTGGGGTGGGGGGTGGGTCGACATGAAACCGCGCGTCGCGTGCATATTCGGCAATCAACGGGATCATGCGCGACAACGCGTTCGGCAGTCCTGCCCACGCCGCGCCGCCGTGCGTCGTCCACAAACAAACGCCGACGATTTCGTGATAGTGCGCATAAAACAACGCGAGGTCGACGACGTCACGCATCGCGGTTTCGACGTCGGGCATTTGATCATACGACCACGCCCATTCCGTAATTGCGCCGCGCGGTCGCGCAATGCCTAACGCATCGGCCGCGACGAACGCGTCGACAAAGCGACCAGTGTAAAACATATGTGATTTGGCGACCGGCGACGTCATGTCGAGGATTTCACCGTTTTCGGCTTCGCCGATGAACTTGCCTTCGTGAAAAGTCAACAACACGCGGTCGCGGTGCGCACTCGCAAACCGCAACAACGGTTCGAGCGGTGCGTCGCCGTCGTCGTTGTGCCAATCGACCGCCTCCGGTTCGCCTGCGTTGAAATTCGGTAGCGCGACTTTCCAACCGGCATCGATTGCGAGTTCGGCGAATCGTTGACAAAAACGCGCCGCATATGCGTTGTTCTGACGCGCGATTTCGTTCGTCGGTGAGATATACAATTCGCGGTCGCGCCACGGTGCGAGTTCGGGCAATTTATGTTCCTGCCACAACTTCCAAAACGCGACCGCCTCGTCGTGCGCGTCGTTCGCCAGAATCGGGTGATCGTCGTTTCGACCATGCGGTTTTGTCCACCGAATGATCACGGTGTTGTCGGTCGATGCGTTTAACACTTCGGCCACGACGCCGAAGTCGTCGGCCGACGTGACCGTGACCGGCACACCGGCGTCGGCCAGCGTTGCCAAATATTCGCCGAAACCGGTTCGGTTTCCACCGACGCCGACGTGGAAACCGATTTTACAAAACGCGATTTGTAAATTTGTCATGAGCACCTCATAAATAATGAAATTCGCGCGCTAAGGCGCGCAACGTGTTTTTAGGTATGGTTGTGGGTGAAACGGGCAACGCGACGCACGCGCCCGGCGTCTACCGGGCAATGCGTCGCAACTGGTCACGACGGCGTCAACCGTGCAACCATCGTGACCAGTGCGATGAGGATGAGGATGGTTTGAATCGAAACGATGACACCGGCATATACTAGGAGGCGATTATACGACCGCGCAATTGCCTCTTGGTTTTGCGAAACCTTTTCATAAAGTTCGGCAACCATTTTAACAATGCCGTCCTTGAAACCGATTGAGGGATCACCGTGCAACGACTTTTCCAAAACCGCGATGTCGTGCTCGACTTTCTTCAACATTCGGTCGATTCGTCGCACGGCGGTTTCGGTTTGGTTTGTCGCCGTGAATAGTTGCGTTACCTGCCGTTCCAGTTTTTCAATTCGGTCGTCAATCGTTCCCATGTTGTTCGCAACGTTGATTAAACTGTTTTACCCGCCCAACGCCTTTTGACCAGTGCGACCGCCGTCGGCAAAACCCCAACCGGCCGCAAGTGCGACCGCGACCGACATCGCGCCCAGTTCGGCCAAAAACGACGCGCCGCCCAGAAGCGGCACCAAACCGATCACCGCGCCGACCAGTTGACCGACGACGAACCGCCAATCAAATGCCGCGCCGGTGTCGATGCGTTCCTGCAAGTAAGGCAAAACAATGCGCAAAACCACGCCGACCGCGTATGCGATATAGGGCCAAAATTCGGCGAGTTCATGCGCGGTTTGCAAAACGATTGAAATAAAAATCATGTCATTCTCCTTTCACTTTTCTGACAACAAATTCATAATCGTCGACGGCGGGTGTGCCGCCGCTATACGTATAATTGACGACCAAATAACGAGGAACGCGATCATAGTCTTCGGTGATAGCCAGGTCGTCGCCCGACAGGACGACCGTCGCGGTCGTCGCCGGTGTTATGGTTTCGTCGGAACGGCCGTTGATGACGTTTCCGTCGATGTCAAACAACGACCACGACGCCGACGTCGGCGTGACCGCTTCGCCGTCGGCGTCGGTGAACGCGATGTCGAATTGAATCGAACCGTTTTGACGCGCCTCGGTTGTGACATAAATTGGCATTTATGCACCGTCGTCCGCGCCGGTCACGGTGTACGTGACCTCCAACGTGTCGCCGTTGTCGACCGCCTTCGCCGACGCGAAATCGGCCGCCGAAAACAGGGTGCCCGACGTGCCGCCCTTCGTGTTGTCGCTGGTCAAAAACAGACCGGCGATAGTTTGCGAATCGGTGTCAATCGAAAACGTCGCAGGCGAACCGCTGTTGTCGACCGATTTCGACGACACACCACCATCCGACCACGTTTGACGCACTGACTCGGAATAGTTTTCGTTTTCAGTCCAACCGGCATGACTCGCCATTGTGTCACCGGCCGCAATCGTGCCCGCGTTTTTCAGGCCGATATACCATGTTGCGGTTTGCGTGCCGTTTGACAACGCGACGTCGAGCGCATGATTCACACCGGCGTCGACAATCAAATTCCTGACGGTTTCCTCCCACTTTGGCGAACCGTTCGCGCCGCGGCAAACGACGTGCCAAATGCCTTTCAATTTCAATTCGTTTTTGTTTTTGTGCATGGCTTTCTCCTAGTTGTCGGCGGTGTCGTCGGCACCGCGAACCGTTATTGACGACGACGCGCGCGACACCGTGATCGTGATTTGTGCGCGCGACGCGGTGGTCGTGATTTGAATGAATGTTGCTTCGTCGGCCGTTACGGCCGTTTCGCCCAACGTCAAACCGTCGGAAACGGTCGCGACCAGTTGCGCGACCGCGTCGACCGTTTCGGAAAATGCAAGACCGTCGGCCACGGTCACGGCAATCGAAACCGTGCCCACCTCTCCTAAAATCATACCATCATTGGCGACAACGTTTGTCGTCATGGTAACGCCGACGTTTTCACCGATGGTCAAACCGTCGGTCGCTGTGCCGCCTATATTCCCCGACGACGAGGCGAACGCGATGTCGGCGACGACAAACCCGTCGGTCGTCGTTGCGCCCAACGTGGCCGCACTGGTCGCGGTGTCGCCGAACGTGACACCGTCGTCGGGCGATGCAAACGACGCGATCACCGATGCGACGACGTCGCCGAACGCGACACCGTCGTCGATGGTGGCCGCAACGGTTGCCGCAACCGCGACCGCCTCGCCGATGGTCAAACCGTCGACGGTGGTAGGGCCATACGTCAACACCACGTCGCCCACGTCGCCCAACGACGCGGCGTCGGTCGCGGTTGCGACCAGTTGTGCAACCGTTGTGACAACGTCGTCCAATGTTGCACCATCGGCCGCACTCGCAATTCGTGTCGATTGTGGTGTGCGCGACGAGCCAATGACCAAACCGTCTGAAACGGTCGTGACGATGTCGCGCCTCGGTGTGGCGGTGTCACCCAACGTCAAACCGTCGGTTGCACTGCCTTCGACCGTTGTTCCTGCCGAATCGGCCAACAAAACGACGAGGAACGACACCGCGCGATGGTTGTCGGAATCGGTCGTCGTCCATGTGATCGTCGGGTTTAGTGCGGTGGTGGCCGCGGTGGTTTTGTATGCGGAAATGCCGGGCAACGTGAACGAACCGGCGTGACCGACGAAATCGGCAATTGTGAAACCTTCGTCACAACTCGCAGTCAACGGGATGTCGTTCGCATCGGAACCTTTTATGATGATTCCCGTTAACGCGAACGTCGTCGGCTGCGACAACGCGCCCGACGAACCGGGCGGGAACCCGACGGTTTCATCGACCGACAACGTTTCGTTGTCGCCCGTATATTCGACGATAGCTGACGGCAACGACAAAAACGGTCCTTCGACTTCGTGCAAAATAAAAAACTGGCGACCGTTTGAACCGGTCAACGACAAATCGGACTCGGACGACGTTGCAATTTTAGCAAAAACAAAACTGTAGATTGCGGTTTCGTTTGCCCACGGTTCGATGCTCCAAATTTTATCCCAACCAGAAAACGACCACGATTGCGCGGCGCGGTTCGAGCAAAACAACAACAACAAATTGCCCGCGGTCGGTGTGGTCGCGTTCACGCCCCATTCGAGGTCAAACGATGAATTATTCGCATCTGATGAAACGTTGACAACGTCGCCGAACGCCATTATTTCACTCGCCTGAAATCAACGTGACCAACGTCGGGACCGTCGCATCGGGTTCGATGCGAACCGTCAACGCATTGCCGGTCGCATCGATCACAATGTGCCGAATTTTGAACGTCGTCAACTGGTCGATATCCGCGTCGGGCGACGCGGGCAAATTCCTCACGACCAACGTGTCGTTGTGTCGCAATTCGGTCAAACGCGCTTGCGCGCCTGACTCATTATACAAACTGTCAAATTGCAACGTCGCGCGCAACGAATAACGCGCGCGACTGTCCAAAAACGCATCGCGCACCGCGACCGCGTCGGCTTCCAAAACGGTGTCGACGTCGATTGCGGCACGTCGTTCGATACCATCGCGCGACGTGTCGGCCGCCGATTCCGCGACGTCGGTGCGCACGATTTGACGGTCGACGCGTTTATAAACCGCGTAGGCGGCGTTGCGTTTTTCGTTCAAATCCTGTTCGAGCGAGAAGTCGGTCACGTCGACAAAAAACGTTCGGCCGCGACTGCCTGCCGGCCGAAAATACAATTGGCGACCAGCGCCCACGCCCCATTCGTAATTCTCGCGCGCGCACAATTCGTCGAGGATTTGACCGGGGAACGTGTCCTCCCAAATCGCGTTTTGCCAATCGGTCGTTGTTTGTTCGATTTGACTTGTCGTCGCGACCAGTTGCGACGCGTTGACGTCGCGCACGAACGATAACAAATCTTCGGCCATATCGGAGGCGCGCACACCGTAAACCTCAACCGTCGCGCCCGATGAATATGCGTTCGCTAATTCGACCTCGAACGTCGTCGACGTGGTCGACAACACGCGTTCGGTTTCGGTGTTGACACCGTCGGAAATCGTCACGACCGCGCCCTCGTATATGCCAGCCATCGACGCCGGTGTCACGTTTACGGTTCCCGACGTGACACCGGCCGTCGTTGTGGTGTCGGCGATTTTTATTTCGACGCCTAACGCACGCACGCGACGGCATTCAAAAAAGTAGAATCCTTCACTCGCAGTCAACGCGCCACCGGGATAAGTGCGCAACCATGCAATTTCCGCACGCGACCGCGAAATGTCGACATCCTCGGTGCCATAATCGCGCGTTGATCCCGAACTGGTCGACTGATTGAACGACGACGCAGAAAACGAAATCGCACCGTCAATATATCCCGAAAATGCACCGACGTTCCACGCGTTCATGCGCGCCGACCAGTCGAATATCAACCGTTTCCAATCGTGTCGCGCGTTCCAAAACGCGCCCAGGATGAAACCGAAATCGGCACCGCTACCATACGAACCGGCATACGGCGCGACGACCAACGCTTTACCGTCGTTTTCATATTTGCATCGCTCGACCGTTTCGGTCGTAAATGCACCGCTACCATATCCCGCGGTGTACGGTCGCCACAACGCATGGTCGGCCGTCGAATAAACGGCCGTGACCGGGACGTCGTAAAACGCGCGCCAAAAACCGGTTGCGGTGAACGCGTTCCCGGCCGTATCGATGCGACGTCGTTCTAGTCGCCCCTCGAACACCACGTCGCCCGAATCATCGCACGCGACGACGCGAGGCAGTTGAGGATAATTGTATCGACGAAACGCGTTCATGAGCGCCGTCGGCACGTTAGGCAGTTCGAGGGTGCCGAAACCGCGCGGCCCCAACGACCACCGCACACCGCCACCGTTCGCAATGTGGTCGGTCAAGTCCTCCAAAACCGTGTTGCCTGCGCCATTATAAACAACGACAGAAATGTTCATTGCGGCACCAAATAGGCGGCGGTTCGGTCGACGTCGAACGTATACCCGTAATAAGTGCCGGTGCCGAAATCATAGTTGCGGAAATCGGCGCCAACCCCGGCGTCAAAAACGCACCACGTCAAATTCGTGCCTTTACTCACAATCGGCAAAACACCACGATAGCCACCCGAACCGGTCAACGTGTCGCCCGACGGCGGCGTGTTGTAAAACAAACCGAACGGGCGGTCGTTCATGCGGTGTTCAAACGTCGCCGCCTGCCCGTTGAAATCGCCGTCGTATCGAATCGCACGATTGCCGGTTTTGCTCACGTCGACGACTGCGAGTCGTGACAAATCGATGTCATCGGAACCGGTCAACATTCGATAATAAATTTTGACCTTTTCGACGTTACCAGTTGCACCGGCCGCCAGCCCCAACGTTATGACCTGCGTGCCCGACGATGGTGTCGTGCGTTTTGTCGGTGAAACAAACGTGTCGCCGTCAACTGAAATTTCTGCCCACAACTCGCAGTCGGCGGGGAAGTCGCCCAGAACATACAATGCGACGTTGCGCGCGTCGACCGTTCCCGCCAACGTGCGCGTCGTCGAACCGGCCGTCGTCGTGGCCGCGAACCGTTCATAGTTGCCGGTGAAATCATGAATCTCAACGTCGTCGGCGTCCTCAACCATGACGAAATAAAAATCGGTGTACAACGTCGGGACGCCTGCGCCCGGTGCCGATTCGACGACCGCCGTGAACGTGACATCGCACGGCGAATAGGCGGCGACGTCGGTCGAAAACGTCGCGTTAGTTTTCGACCATCCTTTTGTCAAGCTGGAACCCGACGAAACCGATTCGACCGCGCCCAACCATGCGCCCAACCGACGCGCGTTGACGTTCACCGGGCCACATACGAAATCCTCCAAATATGGTCGAAACGTGATCGGCAAATCGAGCGGCACGCGCGCACCGCCTTTTATGACCGCCTTCACGTATGACGAACCGCCGTCGGGGTCATATTCGAGCAACGGCGGCGACACGTTTTCGTTGTCAAGCCATCGATGACCTTGCTCGACGATGGTTGCGAGTTCGTGCAGTGCGGTCAATACGGCCGTTTTTGAATCGCCGACAATGTTGATCGGTAACGTTTCGTCGACGTCGTTATACGGCCAGCCACCGACCGGATTCATGCGACGCGATGCAACCGCCGGTCGCCAACCCGGTTTTGCGACCGAAAACGTCGCGCCGTTCAAATCGATGGTGCCCGGTTCGCCGCCTGTTATGCGTAAACTAAAAGCCATTTAATACCAACCTCCTGTTGTATGCGTCATTGCCACCGTTACCGATTGCGCGTTCGACTTCGAGGCGAACCGCGTTCGCGATGGTCGTTTCCATTCCTGGCGTTGCGCCCGGTGCCGAAATCGAACCGGGCATGAATTGCACCGAATGCTGAACCGATTGTGCCGCGACGACGCCCGACGTCGCCATGTCGCGCATTGCCGCCGCGACCGCGTTTGTGTCGGCGATGCGATTCGCAAACGTGCCGGTCACGTTGTCGGCGATGTCAATCATGACTTTTGACGGTGAACTAATGCCCAACCGTTCCTTTGCCGCCGCGATTGCGCCGTCGATGACACCGGCCAACGCGTCGACGACCGCTTGCGCGCCTGCGGTCAAACCGCCGATCAAACCGTCGATGATTCGCCGCGCCAACGAACTCCAATCCTGCCCTTGAAACCATTCGCCGAATTTCGTGAACAAACCGTCCAACGCGGTTTTGAATCGTTCCCAAATCGTCGTAAAGAATTCGACCATTTGCTCCCATAAGTCAAACCACAAATTGACCAGTTCATAGCCGAACGTTTCCCAGTCGCCGGTGAACAACGCGCTAAACACCGAAAACACCGACGAAATGTTGTCCCAAACCATGCGGAAATGTTCGACCAGTTGCGCGACATATGGTTTCAACCATTCGATGATTTCCAAAGTCGTTGTGCGAATCCCGTTCCAATCGGTCGCCCACGCCGCGCCCAACGCACCGACGGCCGCAATGACCAACGTCACAGGATTGACCAGCGCAGCGACCGCGCCGACGACCGCTAAAATCCCGGCGACAATGCCCGCCGCTGCAATGGCCGCGCCGATTGCAATCAACGCGCCCTTGAACGCCTCGGCGTGCGTCGAAACGAATTCGACGACGACACCGATCACCGATTGAATGGCCGGGATGATTTCGCGAATCGAATCGCGCATCGTGACCAGTGCGTTCAAAACAGCGGGCGGTGCGATGTCCCAAATCGCTTCGATGAACGCATCGACGACCGACATGCCTTCGCCCAGGTTGCCCAAAAACGACGTGACCACACCGCTAAACGTTTGCAATGCGGTTTCGACGTTCGGCAATATGGTTTCAACCCATTGCCGAAATTCGTCGGCCAACGCGCGCGCAATCGGCAAAACCGCCTGACCGAACGTCAACGCCAACGACTCAAAAACACCCGTGACCAGTTCGACGACGCCTTTCAACGTGTCCATGCGCGTTGCGGCGTTTGCAAGTGCGTCGGTTTGCGACATCGTGTCGGCCATCGATGCGAAACCTTCCTCGCCGGTTTGCATGACACCGACGGCGGCACGCATCGCGTCAGCTCCAAAAATGGTGTTGAGGTATTGCGTTCGTTGTTGTTCACTCAAATCGCCTAACGACGTTTCTAAAATCCCGGCGATTTCGGCCATCGATTTCAGGTTGCCTTCGGCGTCGTAAAATTGATTCGCACCGTCCTCGGTGATTATGCCTAATGCGGCCATCGCGTCGCTGGCCGCGTTCGACGCAGGAGTCAACCGCGTGATCATTGTTTTGAACGACGTGCCCGCATCGCTGCCCGATGCGAATAACGGCGAAATCGCGGCGATGGTGGTGTTAAAATCATCGAATTCGACACCGGCCGCCGACGCCGCGCCGCCGCCTTGCGCTAGTGCGAGTGCATAGTCGTCGATTGTAAATTTTGAATTATTCGTGACCGACACAATGCCGTCGACCGCGTCCTGCATGTTCTCGGCTTCGATGTTAAAAATCGCCATTGTGTCGGTTGCGATGTCGGCCGCGTTGCCGAAATCGGCACCGGTCGCGTTCGCAAGGACGACCGTCGATTTCGCCGCGCCGTCCATGATTTCGGTCATGGTTAAACCGTTGCGCGCGAGCATTTGAATCGCCTGCGCCGCCTGATCGGCGGTGACTTTCAAATTCGGGTCGACGCCCAATTGTTGAATTAGGTCGCCCAACGGTGCGACCTCGTCGCGCGTCAAATTCATGATTGCGGCGGTGTCGGCTAACGACTGTTCCATGTCGGCCGCCATTTGTCCCGCTTTGACCGTTGCGCCTAGTATGGCCGCGCCGGTCGCGGCAAACGCACCGGCAATAACAACACCGGCGTTTTTCGCAACCGATTCGAGCGACAACAAATCGTCGCGCGCGCGACCGATTCCCGAACGCATATCGTTCGTATCGATGACAATTGAACCGTGCGCGCTGCCTAAGTTTATGGTCATTTGCGCGTCATCCTTTGCGCGTCATCCTTGCGAGGGCTAACCAATCGGCGCGCGTTGCGCGTCGATTCGGTTTTGAGGAGGGGCGGCGACCAGTGCGCGCACCATTGCGCGCACGGCCACCACTGTTTTGACGTGCGTTTTCGCGTGCATCGTTTTCCTCAGAAATGCCGATGAACGCGACCGCGACGTCAAATTGAAAAGCGACGAACGCGTCGCTAATTTGTAACAGTTGCGACGGCCTTATCCCGTAACGTTTTGCCGTCGCGTCGACGATCACCATTTGTTCCCGATTGCTGACGAAATCGGTCCAACGCTGCCGCCGGAGCGTTCGTCAACTGAAAAATGAATGACCGATCAGATAACGGGATGTCGTCGATATGAATCGCATCGCGCGCGTCGTCGCGGTCGCCGTCATACAACGGCGGG